GCTTCAGCATCAGGAGTAATAGAAACAAGTTTAACAGTCATTTAGTTCTCAGTCAGGGTAGCCGTCGTCGTCTTCAAAAATCTCATCATAATCGTGTAGAGATGGATCCAAATATCTCTGAGTATCAGAGTAAACTTCGGACTCCAAAACTTCTACAAGTGATTTGAGATTTTTTACAATAAGTTTGAGTTTTTCTTTGTCCATACTTATGTGCATTCATATCTAATTTTACACAAAAAAAGGGGGGCAGTCAACCCCCCAAAGCGCGGATTAGTCGGACAATATCCTCCTGCAAATTCGTTTACATGATGCTTGGTCGTCTTCACATTCAATTAGGCACTCATAGTAATCATTAATTAGATCAAGTTCCGTCTCCAAATCGTTTACTGTATTTTCAAAATGTCTCCATTCATCCAATTGATTATATGATACCAAATTCTTCATTACGGTTCCTCCAAACTTACAAGATTTTCAGCTCATAATAAAAAAGTAGTTTTCTTACATGATGTTCTCTCGACCACATTGTTAATATACATGATCCCAAAGAAAATGTAAATCCGTAAATATACTTACAAAAAAAAGAGGGGTTTTATCCCCTCCTGTTATACATTGGTTCGATTTTTAGCAACTGTTCAAAGTATTCGTGAAGATGAATTCGATAACATGACCAGTATTTACAACCTCTATAAGTTAGTTGATAACACGATGGTGGTCGGTTATCTTTATCCATGTCATCATGATGATAGACATAGTTGTTCATTTATCTGTTTAGTAATAGTACTTCAGCATAAATCAAAAGCATGAATAATGCAGATCCTACGCAGATTCCTGCGATGAGATTAATCACTTTTTGCCTACCTGACAGTGGCCCGCCATGCAGAGTTGTGCCTGATGTAGTTTTTGTTCTTTGACTTGTTTTGCCTTGATGACAGAAAGCCAGTTACCTTTAACTACGGTCTTCATTTTGCAACCTCCACTTTTTCCTCATGCTTGCAACCACGATAGGTTTCAAGAACGGTGTGGGTTTCAACTTCCTTCTTTGCATGGGGATCATAAGATGCACCACGATAAGAAGTAGTATTGTTGTTGTAAAGGTTAAGAAGATTCATTGTTTTACTCCTAAAGAAATGAGAAAGTTAATTCCCGTTCCTTCAGTCGGCTTTTGCGTCCTTGGTATCAAAACATGCTGGATCAGTATGTTCTATCCACTTAGTTATAATAGCAAACTTTTCAGAGGGAGTGAAAAGGGTTGATGTTTCCATTCCTTCCTTCAACCATTCATAATCCTCACACCCAAGAAATGTCTCAGGTGGGACATGCATGAATAAGACTGATAGTAATGTTACCATAGGATGAACGATCCGTTCCGAGTCGGCTTACTTGCGTCCTCCTTACGGGGGATGAACGTGTGGTCATTATAGACCGTGCAAGCTATATAGTCAACCACCTTGGTAAAATGTTATACCATTTTTATTATTTTTTAATTATTCAATGCAAAATCCAAAGCTCTCTTTGCTGTTGATATTAACCTATATCTCCTATTATCTTTTGTGTATGGTATGGTTAAAGAAAATCCCAGAAGATCTCCATCTGGATCATCTGGGATTCCTACTGGTTGCACAAAAAATATTCCTGCATGTGCAACACACTTCCAACCAATATCTACAAATCCTAAGTCTCTAAGAGCACACTCAAGTTTTAAAGAGTAACATGCTTCCTCTAACTTCATGTACGGAAAACCGAACAATAATTATTTATTGGAATGCCCTGATGTTAAATGATATTGTGATTCTACTTTCTTCACTCTCTTGAGGGAAAACTTGATGATCTATTGTAGATGGAAAAATTACAATATCACCCTCTTCTACAGGTAAAGGGTGTTTTATTTTCCAATAATCTATACTTTCAGATTCAGATCCTAATTTGAACCCTTGCAACAAAGTTTTATTAGAATTTACAAGAACTAATGGAGAGTGAACTTCTGGATCAAATTTTAAAAAATGAACAGCAGTCAGATAGACATCATTTGTACTATAATGATTATGAACTTCTTGCCATTGTCCTTTCTTGTAGAGATTAAACCATGCGGGCATCAACTCTAACTGACATTGAGGAAATCCTATCTCCGACAAACACTCAGTAATGTTAGAAAAATAATCTTCTTTATATTTTTCTAACTTACTATCGGTCCATTCGTAACTGGTATGAACTTTACACGACCATTGAGATGGTTGATTATTTGGATTTTTGTTATATGACTCTTCTATATGAGGAACCAAATCCTCCTTCATTCTTTCCTGTTGTTGAACTCTTCCTACGTAAAAGAATGGTTGGAAAACACCGTATATCATTCCTTACGAATCATGTACTCAAGTTCATTCAGTTTACTGAATTCCTGGTGTGCCTTCTCTGCTCGTTCAGAAAGGATATCTAGAATATCTTCGAGAATTACTTCGTTTTCTACATAATCATCAAGATACTTATCCAAAGCTTCTTTGAGGTATCTCTTTCTATGCCACTCTGGAGAGTAAGGTTTGTAGTCCATGATAATCATATTATATGGTTTCATTATATCTAGTCGTTCTTAGTTTGTCAAGTGTCTTCTACTTCCCAACACTTTTCAAACTTGTCTCTTAGTTCATTCAATACAATTTGTTTTTGGAATTCTTGAATGTAGTCGTGTATAGTTTTCTCTTCTACGGTAAGTTCCATACGATATCTAGTTTTACAATCAATAAGTTTCACCATGTTCATATAGTATTCGGTGCCCTTATTGATAAACTCTTCGTAGGTCATTTTTCTTTATTGACTACTTTTTCGTACTCTTCGAAACTAAATTTACTAGGTACAAGTTGTTTTGCCAACTTATCTCTTAAATCATTAATTCTTTTTTCATCATACTGCTTAAATGAACCCACTTTATCCACTTTCTTATAATAATGAAGAGCATTAAGTATGATTGTATAATCTTCTAGTGTTAATTCAAAGTTCATAGGAACATGCCATGTTCACTCATATACTTGAGAGTTTCCTTCAAACTACCACGATGGTCTAAACCAATAGCAATCTGAGGATACTCTGCTTCTGATCCAAATTCTGCTCTGAATTGTTTATCACTAAAATCAACACCTAACAAGAATTCTCTTACATCTTGATCACACGCTTCAAGAACCATCTTTGCTCGTTCTGATTCTTGACTACCGTTACCATAAACTAGTGTTTGCATTAGTCTCTTTGCCTCCAATCATCAGGTTTATCTTGTTTGAACCAATCAATAATATCATCAGCAGATTGAAACCCCGTTCTATAATTGGATGGATCGGGGTCTCCTAGTCCCATCCTATTCATAAAATCATCCATACTACCTTCCTGCATGTCTGGGTTGGCAGCTTGTCGTCTTGCCTTTCTCAAGATCTCACGAGCAGAAGTGTTTGCTTTTGCAAGTTTTTCTGCCCAGATCATATCGGACAAGTCAACGTTTTCTTTTAAAGCAATCTTCTTACAGATACCTTCAAGTCGAAGGCGATACTGAACAGAAAGCATGTGTACCTCTCGTACTAAGAATATTTAGAGTAAATTATATCAGCGTTCGATATAACTTAATGTATGATTCGATGCATTAATTTGATGAATGATGATATCACAACCGATTTTTGGATTGCAATCACCACAAGTAAAAATATCTACAGCAGCTTCACCTTTTTCTGGCCAAGTATGAATACTAATGTGACTTTCCGAAAGTAAGCTTAATACTGTGACCCCTTGTGGGTCAAATTGTTTATAAATCGTTTGTACCACAGTAGCACCACTGGATGCTGCTGCATTTTCTAATAAGTCTATGAGAAATTTATAATTGTTTAATCTATCAAATGGACAGCCATATAGATTGAGCAAATAGTGTTTACCCATTTACGTAGGATTATCCTCCTGATCCTTAATAAGACGGGATACCTTCTCTTCAGTACCATCCATCATTGCAATAGTATATATTGAAGATCTCATATACCTTTTAATTTTTTTATACTGTTTCCTTACTTCTTTAATTGCGTCAAGATTCATCTCAATATTGAGATCTCCAGACACTATTTCTTTTTCTTCTTTTCCGTTGGTGTGTAACCCCACATCTTCGGATTCGCTTTTCCGTCTGTCCATTTCATTCCTCTAAAATCACGATACTTATCCCAATAGTGATCAAAAATATCACTTTGGAGTCCTTGAACGATATCAAATCGTTCTCCATTATCATCTCCATAAGTCACAAGATAAGAATCCCTTGGTAGGGAACTATCTTCAGCTGCAGATGGGTCACAATTTACATGAATAATGTTAATACCTTTTCCCATATCAAGAACGATTCCCCCACTGGATATCAGGGTATGCCTCAGAAACAAGTTCTTTGGTGATATTGAATTTTGTTTGAAGTTTTTTATCTTTCACTAGACACAAAACTTCGGCTTCCCCAGGATGGAAAGACTCCAACATGTTGATAAACATGGTTTCTTTACGGAGTTTATTCATCCCATCGTTACCACCCTTCACAAAGTTATAGAACTTATTCCATTCTTTACGAATGTTTGAGGATGGATTCTTTTCAGCATCTTCTTTTGCTTGAATCGGAACTTCTCCTTCTGGAAGAACAGAGATGATGGACGCATCAAAGTTCCAGATCAACAAAGACTTAATAAAATTTTCGTTATATTGTTGGAAAATTTCTATCTTCTTTGATTTAGTTCTCTCTGTAGAAATAGCAGAAAAGATCTCATGTACATATGAAGTTGAAGTCAATTCAATCTTTTCTGCTTTAGGTGCTGCTGGTTTGCGGGCAGCCGTAGTAGTTTTTTTAGCCGCAGGTTTTGGAGTTGCGGCTTTTTTGGTTCTACTAGTCGTCGTCTTCTTCGTAGTCGTCATAACTGTTTTCAAATCGTACTGCAATTACTTCATCTGGAATAATATTTCCATTCTCATCAAACATTTCTGGATGAGCAAAAACTTGTTGCGGAGTATTAAAAACTAAATGTTCTTTCCATAACCATCCAATTATACCACCAATCATCAAGAACATTAAGGATACCATGCAAAAGATGGCAACTATAGGGGTAGTCATAACCCAGCCTCCGAGAGATTTACTTCTTTTTAATATCGAATGAGAAGTTTAAGTGTACGTGAATCTCTCTTCGGAAGAGAGAAACCATCTTACCAAAACTGAACTCAAAAGTCTTTGGTGCTTCAGGTTTTCTCCTCCTTTTTCGTAACAATAATTCCACACCTCTATTTATGTGGAGTTCCTTAGACTCTCCCATAATCAAACAAGAGAAAGTTTTTTAAGGTATTGAATAGTGTCAGTACATCCACCAAGATGTTTATCGTCAACTATTACCTGAGGAAAAGTAGAACCACTTCCAAATTTAGAATAAAATTCGTCTTTTGTAAAATGTTCGTCAAGAATTTGAAGTTGATATTCTTGGCCACAAAGTTCTAAAACTGTCTTTACTTGATAACAGTATGAACAATCTGGTTTTGAATAAACTATAAATTTCATGTATTAATTTTATATTTGGAAGTATTTAGAATTCTACATCATACTCACTTGAGTAATCATACACGTTATCTGCCATTAAGTCAATTTGAAGTTGAAGACAATTTACATCCTCCTGAAGAACTTCAATTTTTTTAATCAACATTTCTACTTTTTCTTCTAATGTCATTTTGCTCCTGAAGAAATAACTTCTTTATTGTCAACGGGATCACACGGAACGTTCCACGAACGAACTAAAAGTTCAGTGAACTTTTCCATCTTGTGAGCAGAAACCGTCTGCGGAGCATATGTAATTGCCTCTTTCAGGGCAACGAGTTCTTTCCATTCTTCATCAGAAAGTTGTTTATTCTGTGACTGTGGATGAGACATTAGATCTCCTGTTGATTGTGTTGATATTCTAACATGCAATCCATTAGTATCTAGGATACTTTATTTTGTTTTTAGATTTCAGTTACAAATCCTTTACAATTACTCTTTGTCAAAGAAAGATCCAAAGAATCCAGAGTCTCCAGGTTTACGATTTTCCAATTTATCGAGAATGGAATCAGTAGTTTGAAGAGTTTCAATACGTGAAATCATATCTGCAATGACGCTACAAACCATGGGACGTTCTTGACGTGCAGCAAAAGCAAGAGCATTTCGCAGAGATTGTTCTGCCTCTTTCAAACTATTTTCAACAGATTCAGATAGGGCCATTTAATCGATCCTCACATTTACGATAAAAAGTTCCGTTTACATAACAGGACTTACCAGGTTCATAGAATTTTACCACACTTGGTTTAGGTGGGTCAACCACACAGTAATCACCCTGTCCAGTGGTTAACCCTTCCACACACAAAGATGCAACAAAAGGGGCAAGAAGTTTAATAGTGTACATCAGTCGTCAGCAAGATGATCAACACATGACAGTGTATCACATGGAGGACAAGGAGGGCACGACAAAGACTTCCTTAATTCATAACTACCATCCTTGCGATCAATCCATTCTACAGTATCACCTTCTTTTAGATCTGCAGCTTTCAGAAGATCGTCTGGAAAAGTAATATAGTAATCTTTTACTCCATCAATATTAGATTCTTCTACAGGAAGAGTCCAGGTCTTTTTTTCCGATGTACTGTATCCATCTGCTTTAACGATCTCCTTTTCCGTGGATCCTACACGGCGTCTGGTAACTGTTTTACCACGATCAGGAGACTCATAAACCCAACCCTCTTCATACTTTAGACGGTTGGGATCATTCCGAGATACCGCAGGGTCAGGAGTCCATTCGTAACCACCTGCTGCCTTGATTGCTTCTACTTCTGCATCAAGTTTGGCACGTTGGTTGTAATACTCTGCTTCACGGAGATTATACTCACGACACTTATCACGTTCGGATTGTTTTTCTACAGCGTCACACATAGCATTAAGTTCTTCCTCAGTATACTGAGTTTTTTCATACTCTTCTGGATAATAACTTTCTTC